CATCCTAGGTATTGACCGCTTCAATTCTTCTGACTTCGTAAATGGACGTCCAGTAGAAAATGGTCTTATCGGTGAGATCTATGGTATTAAGATCTACGTATCAACTAACTTACCAGAAGTTGAAAGTGCTGCTGAGAATGCTGCTAATGGTCGAGTTGTTGGTGGTATCTTAGGACATCGTGATGCCTTCATTCTTGCAGAGCAAATGGGTGTTCGTGTCCAGACTCAATACAAGCAAGAGTACTTAGGTGACTTGATGACTGCTGACTGCCTATATGGCGTAGCCGAGCTACGTGATGGTGCAGCAGTTCAATTAGTATTTGCTTCTGACGCTACTCCAGCTACAGCAGCACCTTAATACTACTTGTAAGCAATATGGAGAGGTGGGCAACTGCCTCTCCTTTATTACTTAGGATACCGATATGAGTTCAAATGAAATAGATCCAGTAGAATATGGAAAGCTACTGAGTAAGGTCGAGTCCTTAGAAGAAAAAGTAGATTCTATGGAAGCCGACCTAAAACAATTATTGGCTCTAGCCAACAAGTCAAGAGGTGCTTTTTGGGTAGGACTAACTGTAGCTAGTTTTGTAGGTGCTTTAGCTACAATCATATTTAGACGATTTTTAGGATAAGTAGATGGCAATATACAGAGGTATAGGTGGTGCAGGTGATTCTACTACAGATGCTACAGTAACAGCAGTTACGGAGAAAGCTACGGAAGCAGCAGCTTCTGCTAGTTCAGCAGCTACATCTGCTAGTAATGCTTCTACTTCCGCTTCTAATGCTAGTACATCTGCTACTAATGCAAGCAACAGTGCTTCAAATGCAAGCACTTCAGAAACCAATGCTAGTAACTCTGCTTCTGCTGCTTCAACAAGCGCAAGCAACGCTAGTACATCAGAAACAAACGCTGCCGCATCCGCTAGTGCAGCAAGTACATCAGAAACTAATGCTGCTGCTAGTGAAAGTGCAGCATCAACTTCAGAAACTAACGCTGCAACATCAGAAACAAATGCAGCTACTTCAGAATCTAATGCAGCCAGTTCAGCTAGTGCTGCTAGTACGTCTGCTTCTAATGCAGCGACTAGTGAGTCTAATGCTAGCACCAGCGAAACAAATGCTGCTACATCAGCCACTAACGCTGCTACAAGTGAAACTAATGCTCAGACAGCAGCAGACACAGCCTTATCTGCTTTAGATAACTTTGACGATAGATACTTAGGACAAAAGGCATCTGACCCAACATTAGATAATGATGGTGATGCTTTAGTAGCTGGTGCTTTATACTTTAATACTACTGATGACGTAATGAAGGTGTATGAAGGTTCTGTATGGGTAGCCGCTTATGCTTCGTTATCAGGAACATTAGTAGCAGTTAATAACTTATCAGACGTAGCTAGTGTATCTGCTGCTCGTACTAACTTAGGTTTAGGTACAGCAGCGACTACAGCATCTACTGACTATGCCACAGCAGCACAAGGTGCGTTAGCTGACAGTGCAGTTCAACCAGCAGACAATGTTTCTACATTAACTAATGATTCTGGTTACTTAACTGGAAACCAAACTATTACACTAAGTGGTGATGCTTCTGGTTCTGGTACTACGTCTATTGCTGTTACAGTAGCAGACGATTCACATAATCATATTATAGCTAACGTAGATGGCTTACAGACTGCATTAGACGCAAAAGGTACATTGTCTAATGTAGTGGAAGATACTACACCACAGTTAGGTGGCAACTTAGATGCTAATGGTAATGATATCAACTTTGGGGACAACGACAAAGCACAGTTTGGTGCAGGTAATGACTTGCAGATTTACCATACAGGTGGTGCTAGCATAATAAGAGACTCAGGTACTGGTAGTTTATATATAGATGGTAGCAGTGAAATCTTCTTAAGAGGACAGTCTGGCTTTACAAATATGATTAAAGCTATAGATGGTGCAGAGGTTGAGCTATACCATAATAACGCACAAAAACTTGAAACAACTTCAACAGGTGTAGACGTAACAGGCACTGTAACTGCTGATGGTTTGACTGTTAGTACCAGTGCAGTTGGCACTACAGCAGGTGACGAAAAAGACTTTGCATTACTTAAAACAACAGATGGTTCTCAAGTACGCCTTCGTGAAATTCGTCATACAGATGGGACAACATGGACAACAACAGAAACAAAACTTCACTTTTCTATTAATGATGACACATCTAAGCAAATGTGGCTTTCTTTCTATAATCAAAACACTGCATCCGACAACATCATGCGCTTCGGTGAAGGAGAAAACACAGAATGGATGCGGATAGATAATGGTAATGTTGGTATTGGTACAACCAGTCCTTCTACAGCCTTAGAGGTTAATGGTACAGTAACTGCAACAACAGTAGACTTAGGTAACTGGACAATAACAGAATCAGCAGGAGTATTATACTTTGCCACTAGTGGTACTAACAAGATGAAGTTAGATGCTTCAGGCAATCTAACAGTGGTAGGTGATGTAACAGCTTATGGAACTATATAATGGCATTACAAACAACTGGTGCTATATCGTTAGGTGATGTAGAAGGTGAGTTTGGTGGTACTGCCCCAACTAGTCTATCTGAGTATTACTCTGCTGCTGCTGGTGTACCTGCTAGTGGTGAGATAAGTCTATCTGACTTTTATGGTACAAGTGCTAGAGCAACAATTAATTTAAGCACTGGTGCTACAAACAACTATAACATATATACACAAGCATCTGCTGACCCATCTTATGTAGCTGGACAATCAGATGTAATTGTAACAGTAAGTGGACGTGTAGGTTCTACATCTACAGCAACTCCAGCTATGGATACAGGTGTATTTGCATCTGGAGATACTGTTAAGATTATTGTTAATGACTGGATACTAGGTAAAGGTGGAGCAGGTGGCGTAGGTGGTAATGCAAGTGCAGCTAATAATAGCTCTGCTAGTTCAACTGCTGGAGCTAATGGTAGTGCTGGAGGCACTGCTTTAGTATTACAATTCCCAATCTCTCTTGACAATCAATCTGAAATCAATGGTGGTGGAGGAGGTGGTGCTGGAGGTGGTGGTGCGGCAGCTTCAGGTAGAGCCAATACTAAAAGTACAACTTGGTATAAGTCTAGTGATGGTGGCGGTGGCGGTGGTGCTGGCGCAGGTAAAACACAATCTGCTGGAGGTGCTGGAGGTATTGCTACTTCAACTGGAAGCGGTACTAATGTTAGTGATAATGGTGATGCAGGAGCTGTTAGTACTGAAGCAGCAGGTGGAGCTGGTGGTGCAGGTGGTACCGCACCATCTATAAGCTACGTTAATACAACTGGTGGTAATGGAGGCGCAGGTGGTGGTCATGGTTCAAATGGTGCTAATGGTTCTAGTGGTTCAGCATCAGCAAATGCTGGAGGTGCTTCATCTTCAGTAGGTGGAACTGGTGGAGCTACAGGATTAGCTATACAAACTAATGGTAACTCTATCACATACATAACAACAGGTACAATAGCAGGTGGTGTAGTTTAATGGTCTTATTTAGAACGTACATAGAAAACAAAACTGTTACTAATAGAGTCTATTGGGGTGAAAGTGATAACGATACAGGCATTCAAGAAATGCTAAGTCAAATTACTTCTGTATTTCCAGAGCAAACATTTCCTTATCCTGTATTTGTAATAGGTAAAGATTTAAATAATCCTAACACTTTAACAATACATCAATGTTCAGTAGATAACGACAGTAACTTAGCTTCTAAACTTCAATACAATTTGTTAGCAGACAAAGACTTTATTCGTTATATCTATGACTTAGATACAGCTACTAAGACTTACGAAGTATTCTATAAAGATGACTCTGCATACTCTATGCAACCTTTAGGAGCTGGTCTTACTGTTTATCGTATCTCTGATATGTTTGATGCAGATATGAATAACTTAGGTAAGCAAGCTGTATATGTTCAAGGTAGTAATGCAGATGTATTTGCTTGGGCTAACAGTCTTAATCCTAATATAACTATGCCTATATCTGTAGATAAAGAAGTACACCCAGATGATAGCTATAGGTTTGAGTTTAACACTAACAGAGAATTAGTATCAGTTAAACTGTTTGCACACCTTACTAGAACAATGGTATGGAACTCAACAGGTACAGATACTTATATTGAATACACTGCTGACTTTGCAGATGAACTTACTAATCTAGCTGATACAGAGATTGTTGTTCCTCGTTACGACCAGTTTGGTAGTCGTATATGTAGTGACCCAAATAGATAATGAGTGATTGGGGTATAGGTTCTACTCATGTAATTACTAGGTTAGGTAATAACATGATTAAAAGATGGGGTATATGGACACCATACTTCACTATACTACTT